CGTAATACCCAGAAAATTTTCCGTTGGCTGGATAAAGACACCCCTGATGCTGTTGAAAAAATGCAGGCTCTGTTACCGGCGATCGAAAAGGCGATGCCGCCTTTGCTGGTGGCCCGTATGCGCAGCCACAGTTCTGAATATTACCGTGAGATCGTCGAACGGAGGGATCGGCTGGTGAAGGATGTCGATGATTTTGTTGCGTCAGCGGTTGTTTTGTATGACCAGATGAATCGCGGCGGCCCGGCAGGGAATGCTGTGGTGATGCACTAAAAGCACGGTGTTCGGGGGTTTTATGAGCAGCAAGCTTCATGGTCTTGTCTGGGAAGGGTGCGCCTTCACCGGCATGATCTTATCCAGGGTGGCGGTTATGGCCCGTCTTGCAGACTACAGCAATGACGAGGGCGTGTCATGGCCTGCCATTGAAACTATCCGGCGTCAGATCGGTGCAAGAAGTGAATCCACAGTGAAATCGGCTATTGCAGAACTGGCGAAAGAGGGCTGGCTGACGAAGGAAGAGCGTAAGGTCGGTGGGCGTAATGTAAGCAATATCTATCGGCTTAATGTGGAAAAACTCGAAGCAGCTGCGGCGGCGGCGCGTGAGTCATATAAACCGAAAAGAAAAATTAGCCCGGCAAAAAATGACCCGTTAACAGTTGACCCGTCAAATATTGCCCCCTCAACGGTTGACCCGTCAAATTTTGATGGATCAACTGTTGATAACAAACTGCCGATTAGGGGGGCGATGATTGACCCCGATCCGTCAGTATTAAAACCTGATCCGTCAGATAAAAGATCTTCTTGTCCGGACGCTTCGCAACCGGACCCGCAGACGGCTGAACAGGATTTTTTAACCCGACACCCTGACGCGGTTGTGTTCAGTGCGAAAAAACGCCAGTGGGGAAGTCAGGAAGATTTGGTGTGCGCACAGTGGATCTGGGGACGAATCGTGAGTCTTTACGAGCAGGCGGCCAGCGATGATGGCGAGATCACGAGACCGAAAGAACCCAACTGGACTGCATGGGCCAATGACGTGCGGACAATGCGGATGCTGGATGGCAGAACTCACAGACAAATTTGTGAAATGTTTGGGCGTCTCCAGCGGGATTCGTTCTGGGTAAAAAACATCATGAGTCCGGCAAAACTCCGGGAAAAATGGGATGAACTGGTTATCCGCCTGGGGCGTTCGCCCGCGCAGCGTTGCGTGAATCACATTTCTGAACCGGACACTGAAATACCGCCGGGATTCAGGGGGTGACGTGTCATGAAAAACATTGCGGCAGTTGGGGTTCTTGAACGTATTCGCAGACTTGCACCACAGGGGGGCGGTTCCACCGTACCGGACGGTGGAGGAGTGGCGGGAATGGCAACTTGCTGAAGGACGAAAACGCAGCGAGGAGATTAACCGCCTGAATCATCAGGTGCGGGTTGAAAAAATCCTGAACCGTGCGGGCATCCAGCCGCTTCACAGGAAGTGCTCATTCGGGAACTACCGGGTGCAGAACGACGGTCAGCGCCATGCTCTGAGCCAGGCGAAATCCATTGCCGATGAATTGATGACCGGATGTACAAACTTCGTGTTCAGCGGTAAACCTGGTACCGGTAAAAATCACCTGGCAGCAGCGATTGGCAATCGGCTGATGGCGAAGGGGAGAAGCGTGATTATCGTCACCGTGTCCGATGTCATGAGCGTGTTGCATGACGGCTACGACAACGGCCAGTCCGGGGAAAAATTTTTACAGGAGCTTTGTGGAGTTGACCTTCTGGTCCTTGATGAAATTGGCATGCAGCGGGATACGCGCAACGAGCAGGTCACGCTGAACCAGATAGTCGACCGCAGAACGGCTTCGATGCGTAGTGTCGGAATGCTGACGAACCTGAATCACGCAGCGATGAGCACACTCCTCGGAGATCGGGTGATGGACCGTATGACCATGAATGGTGGTCGTTGGGTGAATTTTAACTGGGAGAGCTGGCGGTCAAACGTTGGACGTCAGGGTATGTGAGAATTTTTGACGAGGTAAATTTTCGATGGAAACTGTATTGCATGCACTGAAAGCGATGGGAAAAGCCAATTCTGTTGAACTGGCGGCGCGGCTTGATATCAGCCGTGAAGAAGTTCTTAACGAACTGTGGGAACTCAAAAAAAATGGCGTTGTTGATAAAACGGGTCACACCTGGTTTCTGGCTGTCGAAGGTGAAGCCGGGGTAACCGAAGGGCAGGCACTACAACCTGAAGCGCCGGATGTGGTAACCGAAGAGGTCGCTCCAAAAGTTACCGCAGACATGATGGTTGAGTTTATCGGTCAGGATGGTGCTAAAACGTGTGAGGAACTGGCGGGTAAGTTCGGCGTCAGTACTCGCAAGGTTGCTTCCACGCTGGCGGTGGTAACCGCAACGGGGCGGCTGGCACG